TAGTTTAAAGGGAAATAAGAGTTAAGAGATAACGGAGATATTAATGAATAGTGCAGATTTTTATATGAAAGAAATTATTCATCGAATCCTCGATGAAGGATATAGGGATGTAAATCCTCGCCCAAAATATGCAGACGGGACTCCCGCACACACATTTTCAGTAAATCATGAGTTCAGGAGTTACGATCTGTCTACTGGTGACTTTCCAATTTGCACACTACGCCCTATGGCATGGAAAACTGGTATTAGAGAAATTTTTACTATTTATCAGAAGCCAACTAATGAAATCGCTAAGATGGAAGAAATGGGTGTAAATTGGTGGGGAGATTGGGATATCGGTGATGGCACTATTGGACAGAGATATGGTGCCACAGTTAGTAGATATGATTTAATCAATCAACTAATTAAAGATATTCAAGAAGATCCATATGGCCGCAGAAAAGTAGTTTCTTTATGGCAAGAAACTGATTTGCGTGAAACAGAAGGTCTTGCACCATGTGCTTTCTTAACCATTTGGAATGTTAGAAATGGTAAAGATGGTTTAGAATATTTAGACATGGTATTAGTTCAAAGAAGTGGAGATATGCTCACTGCTTCTGGTCCAGGAGGAATTAATGAAATTCAGTATGCGGCATTGCTAATGATGATTGCGCGCCACACTGGATATTTACCTGGAGTATTTTCTCATTTAGTTGTCAATGAACAAATTTATGACCGTCATATTGAACAGGCACATGAAATGCTTGAAAGATATGAGAATCATTTTTATGAAGGGTTTACACCAATTAAAATGGTATTAAATCCTAAGGTAAAAGATTTTTATGAAATGACAGTTGAAGATTTTGAATTAATTGACTATGAACCAATCAAACCGCAATTAAAACTTGAATTAGGTATTTAATATGATTTCAGCTATAGTAGCAAGTGATATTAACTTTGGAATAGGTTTTAATAATCAACTTTTAGAATCTATTCCGGAGGATTTAAAACGATTTAAAGAATTAACAACAGATAAAGTCGTTATTATGGGTCGCAAAACATGGGATTCTCTACCAAAAAAGCCTCTACCAAATAGATATAATATAATTATTACAAGAACCCCTCCTAAAGATCAACATGATAATGAGAATTTTAAATTCTGTACATTATCAGATGTTCTTAATTATTTATATTCTACAGAGGATGAAGTATTTATTATTGGTGGAGAGGCCATATATGCGGAATTATTAGCCTATTGTGAAAAAATTTATTTAACTCTATTAGACAAGGAATTTCCAAATGTAGATACATTTTTTCCTAATTTTATAGAGTCGGGTAATTGGGTCTTAACTAAGGTTAGTGACATAAAAAAACATAATAATACATCCTATCAATTTCAAGAATATACTAGAAATAATGGACTGTGCTTAGAAAAGTGCGAAATTGACAAGAATTAAAAAATTTGATATAATTATAATATAAGCTAAGAAAGAGAGAAAAAGAAAAAATGAGTAAGAAACAGACATTTATTAATGAAGTACAGAGCATGATTGATGAATTAAATTATGAATGGAAAAGTGATGAAGCAAAATCTTATTGGACAGCATTTATCTCTCAGAAGGAAGTAGAAAAACCTGAGTTTACTGATAATGGAAAGCTTATTCTTCAGTATATGCAGGAAAATACAACTGATGGAGAAATGTTTACCGCAAAATCAATTGGTGAAGGACTGTTATGTTCTTCAAGAACAGTATCCGGCGCTATTAGAAAACTAGTAACAGATGGATATGTAGAAAAAGTTGGTCAGGATCCTGTTGTTTATACATTAACAGAGAACGGAAAAAATAAAATTATTGCGTAATTAAAGGAGAAAATATAACATGAAAAAGAATATGAATAATGCAACTCACATTGAAGGATTTTTATATGAACATGATTTAGCATTAAAAGAATCTGGACCAAACTCAAAAAATCCTGGAACTCAGTATATTTCAGGAACAGTAAGTATTGCAACTAATAACAATAAAGATAATATTGTCCCTGTTCATTTTACATATGTAACAGCTACAACTAAACAGGGTAAGCCTAATGCAACATATGGTATTTTATCTGATATCATTGATGGAAAATTAGGTTCTATGATGGGTGGAGCTGGAGATAATGCAGCTAAGTTAAGAGTTGATTCTGCTATTGGTCTGCAGGAATTCTTCTCTGATAGAAATGGTCAGGAAGAATTTGTAAGTGTAAAGAGAAATGAAGGTGGCTTCGTTCATACTACTAACAGTTTAAACGATTTAGAAAATAACAGAAATACTTTTAGAGTAGATATGTTAATTACTGGCGTTAGACATGTAGAAGCAGATGAAGAAAGAGGTCTTCCTGAAAAAGCAATTATTAAGGGTGCTATCTTTAACTTCAGAAATGATTTACTGCCAGTAGAATTCAGTGCTGTACACCCAGGAGCTATTTCTTACTTTGAATCTTTAGAAGCTTCTAGCAAGAATCCAGTATTTACAGAAGTAAGAGGAGAACAGGTTTCTGAAACAATTATTAAAACAATTGAAGAAAAATCTGCTTTCGGTGAAGCTTCTGTAAGAGAAGTTAAAAATACTCGTAAAGACTGGGTAATTACTTGGGCTGCTGAAGAAACTTATGAATGGGATAGCGAAGAAACTATTACTGCAGCAGAAGTTCAGAAAGCTATGGCTGATAGAGAAGTTGCTCTTGCAACTATGAAGAAAAACCAGGATGAGTGGAAAGCTAAGAACTCAGCTGGTCAGACAGCCGCTCCTGCTAAAGGTGGATTTAATTTCTAATAGAAAGTAAATGAAATTATTTTAAGTATTTTAATGAAAGAAGGAGAAAAAGAATAATGGCAATTAATTTATTAGATATTAAACCACATAAGGTAAGTAAGGATTTAAGCGGATATATTACTTTCATTTATGGAGCGCCAAAGACTGGTAAGACCACTTTGGCGACTCAGATGAACAACTGTCTATTAATCGCTACAGAAAAAGGTTATAATGCGTTACCAGGCGTTATGGCTCAGGACGTAACTTCTTGGAGTGAAATTAGACAGGTTTACAGAGAACTTAAAAAAGACGAAGTTAAAAAGACTTTCGATGCAATCATTATTGATACAGTTGATATTGCCGCAGAAATGTGTCAGAAATACATCTGTAATCAAAATGATATTGAAGCACTGGGTGAACTTCCATATGGACAGGGTTGGACTAAATTTAAGAATGAATTTAACGATGTGTTCAGAGGTTTAACTCAGCTTGGATATGCAGTTTTCTTCATCGGACACCACAAGGAACAAACAATTGCAGTTGATGGAGAAGATAAAATTTACATTCGTTCTGCAATGTCAAATTCTACTAGAAGTGTTATCACAGGTATGGCAGATATTATTGGCTATGCACATCAGCAGAGAGGAAGAGATATGTCAGTTCTGACATTAAGATCTCCTGACGACACAATTGAGTGCGGAGGTCGTTTCAAATATCTTCCAAATGAGATTGAAATGAGCTATGATAATTTAGTAAATGCATTAGCTACTGCAATCGAAAAAGAAGCTGCTGAAACAGATGGAAAATTCGTTACAGACGAAAAAATTGATAACTCTGTTAAAGTTAAAGAATATGACTTTGATGCTATGATTACAGAATTCCAGGGATTAGTTGAAAAAATTATGGCAACTAATCAGAGTAATGGAATGAAAATTACAGCAATCGTAGATAAGTATCTTGGTAAAGGAAAGAAAGTTGGAGATGCTACTCCTGCACAGTGTGAGCAGATCGATCTTATCTTAATTGAACTAAGAGAAATGGTGTAATAAAAAATCGTTAAAATATATTAGTCGAGTCGGGGAAATCTTCTCCGGCTTGATTTTTTTTTAATTTTATGGTATAATATAAAGAGAAGATATTAGGGGGTGAAATGTTATAGCACATAGAGTAAAATGCAAATATTGTGATATAGTTTTCGATAGAGATAAAGAAGAATATGCGATAGTAGGGTCGAGAAGATATGCTCATGCGGCTTGTGCATTGCGTGAAGCTGAAAAGACTTCCACAGAACCTCCGGAAATTATAAATCCTTTAGATGATATAATCTGTAGTCTTTGTAAACAACCAATGAATAGAAAAGATGCAGATTGTGTTGTTATATCTGAAGGAAAATATGCTCATAAGAAGTGTGTTGAACTTGAAGATAAAAGAGAATTAACTGATAAAGAAAAGTTAGATAGATATATTATGAAGATGTTTGGAACAGAGTATGTTCATCAAAGAGTGAGACGTCAGATTAATACATATATCTCTGATTATAATTATTCTTATTCAGGTATTCAAAAAGCACTTATATATTTCTATGAAATAAAAGGAAATTCTTTAGATAAGGCGAATGGTGGTATTGGGATTGTACCATATATTTATCAAGATGCATATAACTATTATTATGCATTATGGGAAGCTCAACAGAAAAACCAGGGTAAAGACATTAGTAATTTTATTCCAAAAGAGAAAGTTATTACGATTTCTCCGCCTCAAAGAAAAATAAAGAAAAGAAAACTTTTTACATTTTTAGACGAGGAGGAAATGAATGAGTAAATATAATGATGTAACTGCGGTTATGCAGGTAATTGGATGTGTATTTAATAATCCAAATTTATTAGATTATACAGATAAATATATTAT